GGCGGGGTGACTGTGCCCTTATATTCGGGCTCCCCTGTTGTGGTTCCTGACACTGTCAGGACCAATCTACCTACTGGTGCATACCGCGTTGGTGAACACCGTACTCGTATTCTCTCACCTCATATTGAGGGTTTTCGATCATCTTGAGTAGGAGGTTGTAATCGTTATTGACTTCTTCAAATGAGACTCCGTGCCTCAGTGCTGATGCTTGAATTGCTATGTGGATATCATTCCAAGGTAAGGGTTCAATAGTGTAATTTTTACGCTTGATGATAGCGTCGGTTTGTTCGTTCTTACCTAACATCATTAAATAACTCATAGCCCTAGCTGTCATGTTTTCGTCGCTAGCTTTGGCTACTCCGTTGGTCATTTCATACTTGTATCGCATACGTTTTATGTCTGGGGTTATGCACATACTACCATCGCCAGTTGGTGAGACAACCATTTGCAGATAAGACCCATGTGTTTGGCTATGAAGACAATTGTCAACCATGTTATAATAATCTTTGCTAATTTGTTTCTGGGTTGTACTATCCATTCTCGTATCAGATAGTACGATTATATCATCACCCAAGAACATCCCCAGTTGTACATGTTCCTTGTTTGCTAGCAGTATTCTACTATGTACGAGCATATTGGTGATGGTGTTACCGATCGATGTAGTCGCTTGGCCCGAGAGTCTCATCTGATCACGCCTACCCTTAATAGAACTACCTTTATAGAACCAATCTTCATGAGTTTTCCTCCATAGGTCGAGTGTTTCTGGCATAACTCCCAACCTTCTATACAACTCCATCTCAGCTGCTATGATCGGAGCATCAGTTTGTCGATCCTGTTGTTCCAGGTCACTTTCCATTATCCAACAACCCTGCTTCACGTGTCTCAATCTGCTGGCTATCTCGTCGGGCCGCAACCCATCAGTATACAAGTATTTGTTGCTTAGCATTGATTTTAGACGCTGTTTTACCACCTTAAACATTGGGGAGAAGATGGACGCTATCGCATAAGATTGCCAAACAATAATTCTCACCTTGTTTTGATTGGCATACGTTTCCTCCATACTCTCTTTGATGAGGGTTTCCAGCTTAGCGTGAACCCTTACTTTATTAATGGCGTTCCTGCTCCAACCATCCTGCATCAGTCCTAGTAGTTCATCCTTGACTTTACTGCTCTTCCCATGTTTAAGGATCCATTTCTTTGTGCCTTCCGTGTCAATAGTCAATGGGTTGTCTTGGAAAAACTTATATCTGGGCCCAGTTTCTTCATCGAAATATGTTATTTCAAGCCTTTTAACTTCTTCCATAGGGTTAGGTGTGTACTTTCTAATATGCTTAACTGAGTGTAGTCGACTACTAGTAGCATTGAAAGTTTGGTTTGGCCCCTTAGTATGCACCGGGCGTACCATTTCTGGATATTTTGTTAGGAAAGTCTTCCCTACTTTCATATATTTAATTACGCGTTCGCTGTCAGTCATCACTCCCTCTAGGGGCGCGATTCTTGTGTTCCAATGAGTATAATCGCGGTGATCATGGATGTCCATCACAGTATGCTTAATGTCTGGCTGAATAGATTCTGCAGTACCACCAGTTGTGGGCACAGCGTCGTAGTACAGGATCATGTCCCTAGGTCCAGCATGTAGAGTTGCACCTAACAAATCGTCATTATAATTTGACGTGTAATTGTGAAACATCCCATCAATATTAATAACAGAGAGATCTAATTGTTTATCTTTATCAGGGGCGGAGTCTTGATTCTTCTTCCACCAACTGTCACTACCGTGAAACTCGGGCCTGTCCTCGTCCTCTTCGGGATTTTTTGTGTAAGCTACCGTATTAGTCCAAAACATTCTCTCATTATTGCCTCCGGTCACATCTATCACTTGTGCAGAAATTCCAATTTGGTTGTTGACTAGTATATTCTCTGCAGTCAAGCACCATCCGTGATTAGCGAGTAGCCGGACACCACTCGAGGTACTGAGACGTCCGATATCCACGCGGAATGTAGTAAATACCACATCCAGTTCTCTGAACTGTGAAAAGAAATTGTACAAACTATCATGTGTTATGTCTTCCGGGCTAATAATCTTCGTAATCAAGTTTTTCTCTAGCATATCAAGCATGTTTAGAGTCATTGCCTCGAAAGCTAATTTGAGACATGTCAATGACAGACCTTGTGTCATCACTAGCTCGCTGGCCGTGATAGGGATAGCCTCTCCCGACCTAATGGTTTGTACCAGACGATCTATGTTGTGATGCTTAAACATTTGGTTGTGGATTACCTCCAGATGCTTAAGGGGATTAACATACATCTTATTCCCATCAAGTCTCTCTTCAGGTAGTATATCGATTATGTCCCATACATTCCCAACGAGGTGTACATACCCGAGCACCCAATCTGAGAATCTCTTTAGCGTGTCTATTGGCCACCGTCCCGTAGCGAAATCCGTTTCAGCATGTGTGTTGCTCAACACCAGAGTAGGTAGATCATTATTAAGATAGGCTACGGCTGTTCTCGCGTAACTATTCATCACTGTATGAATCAAAATGCAGTCTCCTTCCACGCCCCAGCTACGCATAATTGGTTTGTTGATATCCCAATAATAGTCCGTGGCACTGACTTCTATGAGGTCTGGAACTCTCACCACGTGTGCTCCAGCAGAGTATCGATCCATGATGTACTGATATTCATCATTGTGATGATGTTTTCGTCCATCAAATTGACTAACATAGATTGTACTAGCGTTAGGTGCTCTAATGGTCAAATGGAGCTTGGTTGTCTCTAGTTGCATGAGTATCCTTTCGGTCAAATGATCAACTGCGGTTTGTTGGGTGTTATCAGAGAGATTGAGGATCTTGATATTGTCGGCACCAATAAGTCGGCAAGACAATGGTACGGCATCCCCGACGGGTATGGAATACGTTGCATCTCCGGAAACTACTAGTACTAGATTACCATCAACATCGTGGGTACTCATACACACTTTCGGTCCTCGTGTAGTACACATCAAAAACAGTTCACCAACTTGTTGTTTACTTTCTAGATGTGCTAGATAAGCATTCTTGGCCAATCCAACGACATTAACTCCAATGAGGTTCTGCTTCCTAGCAACGACTTTTGCCCAATTGCCGTTCTTAATGCGATATACAGCATTGCGGATACCATAATTAATTTTATTTTTAGATGCACTTGATTTGTTACGGTGTAATGTATCTAGGTTTACCTCGCGTGCTTCAGCCATATCCATATGTATAAGATCTTCCACAGCTGACAGGTAATCTCCCACGTCATCTTTAGTAATACCGTTTTCGCAGTACACATTTTCTTTACTATGTAGATGTCGTCCATCACTACATGTACGCAAGACTACCTGGTTATGATGAGGCACATGCACTAACTTCATGGTTTTTAGATGATTCCATAATTCATGGCATTGTGCGAGTTCGGCATGGGATACTAATCCTGTAGTTACTTTGATAGTGAGTAGATCCCACTCCTTGTTATACTGCAACAAGGTGCTGCCTGTGTTATCAATAATAAGCATGTTAGCTTTAAGCTCCAGTCCGATAATACGTAGCACTCTGATGTCTGGCAGATAGCCCAGGCTAGTTAGGAGCAAGTTGCGGCCAGCTTCCATTAGGCTTGGGCTACGACCTGACTCCACTAGGAAGTGCATCAAACATTCACTGAGACAAAGCCCTTTACCCTTAGGATTGAACGTAGTATAGTGATCTGGTACTGGACCTTTGTACTCCCCTATCGCAATTTCCTCTGTCGGTGCATGTGTATGTTCTAGAGTCGTGCTGCCCAACTGCAAATTTGGCTTCTTTGACAGATATACTGCCATTCTCTCCTGATGTTCCCTCATTATTGGAGAATCCTGCATGTACTCAAGTACGGCTATGCAGCTTGGACAGAAATCATTCTCAGATACCCAGGCCTGGGAACCGCAACCATCACATTTTTTAACACTTGGTTTTTCCCTGCCACCACTAACTCGCCTTCGAGCATTTTCGGCGGATTGATTGAACCACTTTTCTACATCAATTATTTGCTCCTTGCCTGCTGGAACGTGTATTTCCAACCTCTTGCTCGTTGCATCTCGATCCAAGATGACTTCTCCGTGTGCGTGCAATGGATAGGTAGCCTGCAGAGGTGGTCCTCGGTTAGTGTCGAATGGTAGTACTGGTTGAATTGCAGTGTGGGACCAGGTACTGTAATTTAGGACTGCTTTACCTCTGGCAGCTGGCACTACTAGCACAACAGCGTTGACGTAAGCTACGGCCCACTCGGGCGGGTGGTCCTTGTCGCAACAGTCGCGGTATACAGCAATCGGTTCCTCAAACCACATAATGTCCGGGCTCGTCAATGCTTCTTTTGCGAGTTTGATGCGGGACTGCACGTCTTGAATGATTTCAGATGGTAATTCGACCAGAGTATCATAACGCATGTTCAATGGACTGGGAGTCGCTGCAGGACCCCCTCCCTCATATGTTACGTTCAACATTTTTCCAGTATGTTTAATGAACCACCAACAAGCTTCCCTATTACTCATTGTAAAACTCGGTGAAGTTTGTAAGGTATGAGACAGTTTCAAGCCTTCGTGATAGCTGTGAGCTATATCACCATGTTTGTCCAATCTTAGGCCCACGCCCCTACGAACTACTACATCAGCCCAAATCGGTTGATCAAAAGCAACAGGTGTGATCACAGACACCACTCCATTACGGCTGGCCTGTTGCGTTGTGCCAGCTCCACCATGGTGGTAAATGATTTTGGCTAGAGGTACAACTTCCCCATGGTTAATGTGCCTGGTTACGTAGACCCTGGTATCTTTATTGACATTATCAAATCTAGGGTCCTCCTGGATTTGCTGATGCAGTGCACCTGTGATCCACAAAACCTGCACGTTGTCGAATTTCAACAACGCGTCCATAATTCTGTAGCTGTGTCCTACCAACCAAGAGTGTGGCATGGACCCAAATGTAACAATAATCCTGTGTCTCTCGGGCCCTTCTGGGAGTGCTAGAGGCCACTTGGGTTGCACTGGTTCTGGCGTAAGTGCAGGGATTTGTGCTTTGTAAGACTTAGCGCGCACATCGAGAAGATGCTGATCAATAGCGAACACACTGCACTGTTTCATGGTGATGACATCACCCAATGAAAGAGGCTTCAGGTTATATTTCTCACGTAGCTCATTCACACCAGGCAAATGCGTCGCATTAACTATAGGTCTAAAGATCTTCTTCACAGTTGAGGATTTTAACGAACTTGGGATGTCGGTGAACCATGGCATCATGTTCAGCTCAACATAATTCGCTTGCAAAATCTCTGCCACGGTAGCTCCTTGCGGTGTGATGCATGAACCGATTACCAAATCAACTCCTTGAATAAGTTTCAACATATCCACTAGGTTGCCGTAATTTAGTTGCTGTTTGAATGTGTTTTTCACATCCGTGATGAACGTGCCCAGACGGGTATCAAACTCAGTCAAGGTTTTGAGTGATTCCTCTATCACGAAATCACCATGATAGATAGTCATGTTTTCTGGTAGATCATACATGTATGGTTTTGCACGTTCAGACGTGGGACAAATGAAATGCACTTGTTCCACTACCCTGGATAGTTCGCGTGCCAATATTGATGCTGGCAGAACATCTCCTGTGGACCCTATCGTGATGAACAAGACCTTTCTAACCGTCGTGCTCTTCTCATATGTCACAGCTTGGGTGGGTTTCATTAAGGCTACTAGGCTCTTTTTAAATGGAGCCTTACTAACCAGCTCTCCCTGAACAGGTATCATATTATCTGTTGCTCCGTAGCGCTGACGGTATTGTTGCAATACCTCAACATACATCATTTTCGCGTATTCAGTGTCCAACGTAGATGATAGTGATTGGGGTAGTTCATCCCTAACGGCGTCAATGATCTCGGGGGTGGGTTTATCTAGACCTAGCAATTCTATTCCGCTGGCCAGCAGAGCATTAGCGATCTCACCAAAGTATTCCCTAGTTGTATTAACCATGGTCTTAGTCACACCAATAGCATTATCGTGACCCTGATATTTCCCATAATGACGAGCAGACGTAGCCATGGGATAGGCCAGCACCCACGCAGCTAAAACGATGTCTACAGCAGTAGCAGCTTCTTGTGTGAATCGTGGGAAACTAGTAACACTAGTGTATCTGCGCGTTGCAAGTTGCATTCGGCAATAGATTTGTTCATCGTTGAACGTTACGTTGGCACGGAAAGCTCGAAGCATCATATTGTTAAGCAAAGTACGATCCACCGTGAGTAGTTTGTGTTCCAGCATTTTTCCCCTTACGATGTTCCCGGGTTGTAACTTGAGTCTTGGCACCTTAATGGTGACCAGTTTGCTCCTAACGGAATTGATCGGTGGGTAATGGTATATTTGTAGTTGGTGTTTGATTTCCAGATACATAATGCACCCATGAGGGATGTTGTGGCTATTAGTAACTTGTAGAACATTGCCATTTTCCAACAGAATATATCCTTTGTGATACAGTTGGATGGCTGTTTCGGTTAGTTTAACCGGTTCGTTCCAAGTAGTATAGTAATTACCATCTACAAGCTCGAGAATGGGCATCACTACCCAAAGGTTACGCAAACTATTAAAACTAATTTTGTTATCGGAAATCCAATCAGCCATATACACCAATGATAGGCCATTATGTGGCTCCTGTGTTATTACCATTTTTGTTTCCCAATCAATGTTGTCAATTTCTAAACGTTGGTGTTTTGTCCTGCTCACACGACAGTGATCACAATCATCCCAAAATTGCGGGTGGTTTGGTTTAACTGGTGCTTTACTTCCATGCTTGTGCGTATAGGCATGACCGCAATCTATGCAAACGTGTTTGTGCGTAATACCGTCACCTTCGATTTCACACAGCTCACCAAATTTAATATATTTGTCGTAGGTTGCATTATATATCCATCCGGCTTGTTCTGGCGTTATCTGTAGATTATCTGGGTGCTTAGGTAGTTGTTTGAGTTTGTGTTTAATATTTTCGACTACTTCAAGGGAACGTTGCAGCGTATCCTTGTTATTCGTGCGTGAATTAATAATATAAGCATGTTTCCATGCTCGCTGTTCAGCGAGTGTGTGAGGTCTGATTCCATAGTATTGAATCCTATTGTTGCCTCGCAGCATGCCCATAGTTAGTTGTTCAAGAAGATCCCAATGGTAGTCATCAATCACCGTGTCGGTGTGGACGTTAGCCGGGACATGGCAATCCATCATCTTTAGTTCTTGGCGAATCTTTTCCCCATGTACCGCGGGCACGTATAGTGTTGTGATATTGTTTGAGCGTGCTTGTTCTACTAGTTTTCCCTGTTTCTCAACTAGGTAATTATGCACGGGTGTCTTATTCAGTTTGTGATATTCAATATCATTCCAGAGCCCTTCGATTTCCAGCCCCAGCAGTTTACTACCAACCAATTTACCAAGGTTGTGGATCTCCCTTCGAATACCGTTCCGTAGTGTGTTGACAGCATTCCCCGTGATCTTCCTTGCACGTACTACGTTAAAGAGTGGAGGACCAGCAGGTGCATGCTCAATCCACTCCGCCCTGTCAGCAATATGCAATGCATAATCTTCTCCACCAACGGATACGCAAAGAATGGAATACTCGTAGGTGTGGTGTTCAATCACACCACAGCCCTTGTAAGTGTGTTCAATTAGATGTCGGTGCATCGCAGCCTGTTTCTCATATGGGTAAAGTGCTGATAGCAAGTTTTTCACATTAACAACAACGTGTTGTCGCAACATAATGCGAATCCTCCTCTGTACACCATAGTGTTGGGGTTCTGCACAAAAATGGTAGGATGTACCACTCTTGAACTTATTATCGGGTTATCCACGGTGAGCAAGTGTAGCAGATGTATGTATGAGATTCCTTTAGTTGTTGTATCCACATAAACACCTTCATCATCACCCTTGACATGAGTGACTGAACGGGTGTGTTTACGCGTTTTAATAATGATCATTTCATGTTCACCACTGTTCTGTGCCATTAGATTGACAGGTTTATTGTTAATCCACACGACCAGTGGGTGCGCAGCACTTGCGTAATTAGCCAAATCATAGATCCAATGAAACATGCTAATATCCTCAATGAGGCGGTATTCCTGTTTATCATCTGTTTGCCAAACTTGTGTCTCATTGGATAATTTGATGTGTTGCTTCATTTTTTCTATTTCGTTCTCACCAATCTTCTTCAAAGGGTCACTCAAGACTTCTATGCCTAGTTCATGATCTACCTTAAATCTGGCCACAACTAGTCCAAATTTCTTTATCTCTATGATATCATAGTCCCCATCTTCCGTCAGATAGACTTTGACACCATATTCCTGCTCATATTTATGCTTATTAGCATTGAATTTTTCCGAGTTTATGGGTCGGTCGGTTCCTATCTTCGTTACCATATTAGATAGGTTATCTAGATGGGCAGTAACAGATTTAAAACGGTCCCTGAATCCCGCCCCAACATGCCCGGGGTCAATCCTTGTAGCTAGGGTGGTGCCTAGCTCAAACATGCCCACGCTAACCCATACCAGCTTCTTCCTACATCTAGTAGCGGCTGAAACATTGTAATTACGTTTCACTTCGAGTCCCCTACCTTGGGTGCTGGTTCGACTTGGACACTGTACTACCATTACATTATCTTTTTCATGTCCCTGGAATGTATGGATTGTGCTGACTTCCACTCGTTTACCGGCATGGGTAGTTAGTTGGTTAACTTTAATTAGCCGGCTCAACTCAACTGCTGGTGCGTTATATGGGGTTAGGATCAACTCAACGTCATGTTCAGCTGCTAACTTTAGAATATCCTGCATGGCCATAACTTCCAGGTCCACTAGTACTACTTGAGTGTCATGTTCTGCGACACTGCGCAGTCCCGGATAGAACCTTTGCAACTCTTTGACGAGTGTTGGTCCGAACCGGTGTGTAGTCCGCATTTCGATGATGTTTTCGCTGTCAATGTATCTGAGCAAATCATTCTCATACCTCTCACCTGCTGTGCTAGACATGTCAACCGAACCAATTTGTTCTGGGTCGCCTGCCATTGTGAGCGTCGCGCCAGGGTTCATCATTAAAGATAGATCATAGGGTGTGACCATAGTACATTCATCAATAATGAGTTGATCCCACTTATCTGGCAACAGTTTGGCTGCTTCTACCGACATGATGTTATCAATGTTCCGATTGAATTTCTTCAAGTTACGAACGGCCTCACTTGTCATCGCCACACAAAGTGTGTTTTTGTTCATATGCTTAATTACAGCAGTTGATTTTCCCGTTCCACCCGGGCCTAGGTACACTTTGGCTTTCCGCAGAGACTCTTCAATGTGTTCCATACCGGTCAATGGTTTCATGGCTGAAATGAGAGATCTTATTGCGCTACCACAACTAACTTTATGTACATAAAGTCGCAACATAGTGGCTTTGAACCGCGCGTCTAGTGAGAGATGGATAAAACGATTTCTAACGATGGCCTGATAACTAGTTGCTTCTCCCTTAGGGTTTTTAATGATAATACTATCACCATTCTTCAATTTTGTGGCACCTACATCAATGCCAATGCTGTTTCCTGGTAATGCTACAGTGGCACAATTATAAGTTATGGTGTCTGGTATCAAAGATGTTGCGTTACTCTGCGTCTGCGTTTTGATTATCCGAATGGCATTCCTAACAACATCGATTTTCTCAGCAACTAGGTCAATGTCCAATTTGCCTCTGTGATGAACTTCATTCAACTTGTCAATAGCTTGCGATACTGAGACGTCATTTTTAAGTAACATAACTAAAGGTTTTAGTTCCTCTACCACTTTAATTCTTTCCTGCTTAAGTGATCCAACAAGGGATTTAGGGACAATAATATACACATCTTTCCCTTCTTCTATTACCATTGAACCCCACTTTATGAGAGCTGGGCTACTAGCAATACTCATCTGATTACTCAAGCAGGTGTTGATAATCTTACAAATGTTATCAAAGGCTAGTGACCTATCAAGGTGGTTATGCCCATAGAGTTTGGTACAGAGTTTTTCTAAATCATGAACCTTGACGGTTGAATCTGGCACGATAATAGTATCGGGCCACTTGACCTGCCGTCCTGACGCAGCGTACCAATGTACCCCATCCTCATTTATGGCAGAACTGTGCACGATGAACCCATAATCCAGGCTATCTGTACCATTGTAAATCAGGGTACTCACTCCATTATCAACAATGAGGTTGAGTGATTTAAGTTGAGCGTAATCCATCAAATTTTTGTCGCTGAACATTGAGTTTTTGTGGCTAATTTGTTGTAGTTTTGTAAGATCAGCATCTGATTCAAATATAGTGTGTAGTGCGTAGAACCCACAAAGTTCATCACTATTTGGTGATTGATCGATGTTTGTCACCTCAAACATACCTGTGGGTCCCCTTGACCGCCCACGTGGCATGTACGATGTCTTAACGTTAAAGGGTATCATGGAAATTAGGTTTGGCGCCGTGCCGGGCTTATTGTAGTAATAGTTCATTAGTGCGTAATAAAATTCACCCGTAACATTGTTTTGTAGTTCTTGTTTCCAATCTACTTCATGTTTAAGTGTTGGCTCACTGGCCGTCTCATGTTTGATTTTGCTTGTATATTCAATATGCTCTGTGGGTTCTACCTCAATTGCTTCAGTACAACTACGACATGGATTGTATGTTTCTTCTTTCCCACAACAGTCACATTTTTCGTCTCCCTCCTCGTGACCTAAACAAGCATGTTCACAATTGTGGATGTGTTCTTCCAGCACTGTATGTGTAATGGTGTCATAGTTAGTGAATCGGAAAGGCGAACATGCGTAATCATTAATCCATTCATCAATTTCCGACCAAACCGGAGCGTTATAGGTACGATCAATTTTGACTAGTGTGTGGTCATCCATGGCGTTAACGATATCATTAATGTCCTTGTTATTATTGATGTTTAGTTTTGCTTTAACTGTATCTACCAGGTTCAGGATCGTTGGCAGTACCATCATTCTGGATTTGGCATTTGAAGTAAGTTGTGGGATGTGCTTGAGAAGTGGCATTACTGTTTCTAGTTTCCTCCGAGTCAAAACCTTCGCTACAAGGGCATGGCTTGTCAGTGACTCAGTAGATACGTTTGTACTAACGGTTCGACTTGCAGTATGATACTTGGTATGGGCGTAGCCCACGGCATAATCTATCAATGAGTCAATGCTCTGGCTATCGTTTGAGTTTCGATTGATGAGGTCATTGAGCAACCCCCGATGAATATTTACAGTTGTCATTGTCGTAATGTGTGCACCGGTCATAGCTGTCAAAATACCATGCTTGTTGACCATGGGAATGGTGAACGTACGTTCAGGGTTGTCCCTCAGTACACTTAGTTGTTTGTAATCCTCTATATCATGAGCTGCCGGTCTGGTTTCCAAAACTCTATAATAATCATTGTTAAAGATATGATATACACGATAGTGCTTACGGTCGATGGTCAGAATTTCAGTATCAAAGGCGTTAAGCAACTTAATATTAACTGTCACGCCTGTGGCGCTGTTTTTCTTCACAAAAATATAATTGGTAGCTTCCCTGACATATTGATAATCACCCCGTGGTCCAATACCTTTGTCTCCTTTTGAGATGTTTGGGATGACCCACCGGGTCGGTGCGGTAACTCGGTACTTGATGTATTCACTGTTCAAACCCAGGTTGGTTACATCTATCACAGCTGGTACATTCACTGAGTCCAAAAGGTTGGTTGTTTTATTACCCAGAGGGCCTATGCACTGGTTACTTACTATAACACACCCAGGTCCCATTTGTGCTTTGCTTTGCAACAGCAAGGCAAGATTCCAATTGTCTAGTTCAGCTGCATCACTATGCATGGCTGAAGCGGGCACCATCATGATTTGTGGACAAGCCTTAGAAATTCTCTTGAGATACTCTGGGCTCACTGGCTGATAACATGGTGTTGTTTCAATACCCAATGCGTTAATCGCCAATTTGACTATCCGCAGGTCATGTTGCATTGATTTACTATAGTTGCCTGTACCCACGATATCCCCTCCGTCTAGGTAACCCAATAATTCCATGGCATCAAGCTGCCCTGCTAGTCTATGTTGATACTCACTTACTTGATACCCATCAAATAGCTCCCAACCGAGCGATGGTTCATCATTAAACACAATAGGCTCATCATCTGCATCTTCGTAATCAAGGGAGTATGATTCATCTAATTTATTCTTCTTAACATCAGCTTTCTTGCTGGCTCCGCTAGCTACTTTGAGCATATCCATGAATGAGCTAACATCTACGGCCACACGCTTAGCACCAGTGCGCTGCTTCAGAGACTCTAGTTGAATCGTGTAATCGTCCAATTGGAGTACCCAATCCAGTGATGTGTAATGTCTTTGTAGATCTTTCTTTTTCTTACTCATCCTGTTGAATGCAAAGGAATATTTGCACATATTGATTCGGTCGCACGTGCCCATTGTTTTCTTGGTCTCTCCACGTTTTACGTGGTAATCGTTTACTTGTTTCAAAAGTAGATAAACACCATAGTTCGGTGGTCCCTTACAAATGTCATTGTAATTGGTTGGACCATACAATATTTCATGGACTTTTTTCTCTCGTTTAAAATATCGTTCACGTTCTCTGTAATCAAGCTGACTAGGATTGACCTTACTCAGTTCATCCATCTTTTTCTCATATAGCGAAATCTTATCCGCCGTATAAGCGGCCAACTTGTGTTGCTCGAGGCACACAAACGCGGAGAGCCCTGGTGTTTTCTTTTTCCTTGTGCTTAGTACATCTCCGATGTACCCAAGGGTTCGGGAATTGAGTTTCATTTTTGCCCTCATTATTTTAACGGGTGCCTGATTTTTAATTTTAGTCTTAAGGAACCTCTTTCGAGGTTCCTGTTTGATCTTTATTTGGTATCTATTCA